GTGGCCGTGGCTTTTTCCTTGCCACACAGGGAGTAGACCGGCGTTTCGGTCGGGTCGATGCGAGAGATCACATCGGTGAGGTCCTCACGGTTGCCGATCGCGGCCGTGGTGAGGTAGGTATTGCTCGGTGCAGACATGAATAACTCCAGCGCCTCTCGGCGTTAGGATTTACGAAGGGACGCGAACACCGCTGCGGCGTCGCGAACGGAGCCGGTTTGGCCCAGCCGCTTCATCGCGGCGGTGCGGCCATCCAGCGCACTGACTTCACCGCCGCCCGGTCGTTCCACCTTCTGCGGAAGGTTGGTAACTTTGGCGGCAGCTTCTTTCGCCTTGCCCATCATTTGTCGATAGAGCATGGCGTCGCGAGCCATCAGGAGGATGCGGTGGTCCGCCAACCCGGGGTTGCGCAGGTTGGGAGCCCCATCCGGGTCGCGCTCGCCGAAAACCATTTGCTCGGGGAAACCTCGGTCGATCAGCTCTTTGGCGATTGCCTGCTTTTCCGCGAGGGCTTTCTTCTCATCCTTCCACTCTGGGAGCTTGTCAAGCACGGCTTGATGCTCCTTCTGGAGTGCGCTGACGAGATTGCGCTTTGCTTCCTGTAGCTCGATGGCCTGAAGCTGCTGGTTCTGCCCTTGAAGCTGCTGGAGCTTGGCTTGTCTCTCCGAGAAGAGGTGCCATTGCTTCAGGAACTCCTGGGGGTTGTCTTCCCGCAGCTGGTGCCAATTGATCTGTGATTGGTCGTTGAGTTGCGACAGCAGGACGGCTTGGGCGTGTTGAAGGCCCGCGGCGTACTTCTGGCGCTCCTCCCGCGCTTTGCTGGCCTCCGCTTCCGCAGCCTTTCGCTGCTCGGCGGTTTCCATCGTCTTGCGCGTGTAGTCAGCCTGCCTCAGCCCGTTCTTGTAGTAGTCGGCCAGCTCCGATTTCTTCAACTCCACCGGCTTGCCATCGACTTGGATGGTGACGATTTCGTCTGTGACTTCGGGGGCCGCTTCTGCCTTCTCGGGGTTGGCTTCGGCTTGGGTGGCCTCGGGAGACTCTTCAGCCTCGACCGGGGCGGCTTCCTCGGCTTGCGCTTCGGGTTGTTGCTTCTCCGGCTCTTTGGGGGCCGAGAAAAGCGCTGCTGCCTGATTGACGCTCAGGGGTGCGTTGGATTCCGCGATGGGGGTGTCCACTCGTTTCCTTTCGGGGTCGCATCACTGCGATGCCCTGCTCCGATCTGGCCTTTCGGCTTAGGGGCTGGGAGCTGTCAGCCGTCTAACTCAAATGGCGATCTTTTCGCCCGTGCTCAGGACGTAGCCCGCCGGCCCGACTTCCGTGCGAATGCCGCCGAACCTGGGTGATTCAACGATGCCGCTGGCTTCGGGATGAACGACGCAGGCAATGCGCCGATCCCACGAGTTCAGCGCGTGAATCATCGCGACGTGTTCATCCCAAGAAACTCCCGCGCCTGCTCGCGCATCGTCGGGTTCTGGTGCCGCAACTCCATCAGCGCCAGCTTGCCCGAGTCCATCGTCGCCTCCAGCGCCTGCTTGACCTTGCGCAGCATCGTCAGCGCCAGGAACAGCTTTTCGCGGCCGTCCGCGTCTCTTTGCGGGCTCAGTTTCCATGCTTCGGTCAGTTCCTCTTCGATGGTGTCGAATGCGCGCTGGAATTCCTCGTTTTCGAGTGCTTCCTTGGCGCGCGTGCCACGGTGAATCATCTCTTCAGGCGTCATCGTTCACTGCGTTGTCCGCAGCCATGTCTTGCGCCGGCGTGAGCGTGCTTTGCGCAGTCGCTTCTGCCGCGGCGATCTTGGCCTCGGCATTGATGCGCGCGATCGCCAATTGCGTGTCCTGCTGCATCTGGGCCTTGAACTGCTCCAGCTGCATCTGCGCCGCGACCTTGGCCTGCTCAAGCTCTTTTTCCATCTGCATGCGAAGCTGCTGCTGCTGCGCCTCGACCTGCTGGCGGTGAGCATCGACTTGCGCCTGCATCTGCATACGCTCGCGCTCCAGCGCCAGTTCGGCCTGCTTGGATTGGGTGTCGGCCTGCGCCTTGACCTGGGCCTTCATCTGCTCGATCTGCATCTGGCCCTGCATCGGATTGGGCGGCGGCTGGTTCGGATTCGGCTCGGTAAAGAACTTGTCGGCGCTCTTGAAGCCCATGTTCTTGGCCAGCTCGACGTGCGCGCGGTACAGGTTCTCCGGCGTGGCGATGCCCACCTGCATGCCCGAGGCCTGCGACTGGATCAGCGTCATCAGGTGCGCGACCTGCTGGTCCTTGTTGCCCACACCCAGGCCGACGTTGATGGACACGTCGAACTGATTGCGCCATTCGCGTGGGTCCATGTCCACCCACTTGCCCGACAGGCGGATGCGCGCGGCCTTGCTCTGGTACTGACACACCAGCTTGAGCATGAGCCGGAACAGGTCCACGAACCCCTCGGCGAAGTTGCGCGCGATCAGGTCCACGCGCATATCCGCCTTGTTGCTGACGATATTGGCCTTGGTTGCCGTCTCGGGCCGGTTCAGCGACGACGGATCGTTGCCTTGCGACAGGCGGCTCCAGCCCGTGGAATCCTCGTTGAAGCCCTTGATGTATTCGAGCATGCCCATCGCCTCGGCGATGTTGCCCTTGCCCTGATCCAGCCGGCCCACGGCGCCTTGGCTCTTGATGCGGACGATGCCGCCGGGGCGCGAGGTCAGCAGATCATCGAGGTTGACTTGACCCTCGACGGCGAAATATCGGCCGTTGACCTCGAGGAAATTGTTGTCCAGGACCGCCCGCACCAGCCCTGTTTCGGCCAGCTGGCCATCCATCGCGAGATCGGACACCGACAGGCCAAAGAACTTGTGCGGCTCGGGGATCGGGCAGATCGAGACGAACGGAACCGCATCGACCACTTCGTTTGACAGCGTGCGCCCGCCCGCTCGGCAGACCTTGCGCAACTCGGCGATGCCGTCGCCGTCGTAATCCACCCGCAGATAACCCTCGATCAGCCACACCCGGCGCTGCGACGGATCGCCGCTGAGGTCATCGCCGATGTCCACGAAATCATCGTCGTAAGTCAGGCGCTCCAGCCGCTCGAGGTTCTGGTCGGCGTCGGAATCCGATGCGAGGCTTTCGACGTTCTCATACCCCATGCTGCGAAGCTCGGAGATGGTGCGCAGCACGCGATGCCCAACGAACGGCGCGCTGGCGATGTCCTTGGCCTTGCGCGAGATCAGGAATTCCTCGGGCGGGACGTTGTCGATGCACAGCTTGCCGCCGCTCTTGGTGCGCCTGCACGACAGATCGAACAGCATCGCCGGGGGCATGGACTGGATCTGCGCCATGCGCTGCTGGATCTGCTGCACTGCAGCTCCGGCCTGCGGGCTCGGGTCGTTCAACGCCGCATCCAGTTGCTGCTGAAGCTGCTCCAGGGCCTGTTGACGTTGCTTGGCGTCCTCCTCGTCCGAGTAGCTTTTCTGCGCGATGATCTCGATTTCGGGATCGTCCTGCAGCATCGCCAGGTTCACGGGCGTCTGGCCCTTGTACTCTTCGCGCGTTTCCTCGTCGCGCGTGTCCCACCAGACCTTGATGATGCCGCGCTTGAGTTTGAGCGCATCCTTGAACCACGAATACGTGATCGCGTGGCCCGGGTTCTTCTTGAAGAACAGGTAATTCAGGTAGTCCGTGCAGCTCTTGGCCTTGTCCTCGTCGCCTTCTTGCGTGGGCTCGAATTCCACGACCGTATCGCCGCCCGTGAACTTCACCATCAGCTGCGGCAGCATCGACTCGATGGTGTTGCGCACCACCGGCGCGACCACGGACGAGCGGCCAGCAACCGTCGGCGGGGCCAAGTCCTCTTTCGGCAGGGCGTAGTAGTAATACTCCGCCTTCCTGCGCTGCTCTGCGAGCTTGCCGCCGAAATAGCCGATGGCCTGGCGCATCTCGTTTTCTACGAGCACGCCTAGTTCATCGTCGGTCATTTTTGCCATGTGTTCGGGTCGCTTCTCAGCGATGCCTTTCGGTGTTCACTTCCAGCAGTACGACCAGCGCCTGCCAAAGAGATAGAGGTAGATGAAAAGCCGACAACGCTCGTTCCGCCACTGCATATGCACGTTGACGGGACCGCCGCCTTCATTGATCGAAAAGCCCCAGCGGCGGAAGTACGTAACGCTTTTCATGCTGTCGTCAGCCTCGGATAGCTCAGTGAGCCGCCCCACGTCTCATTGGTCAGCCTGTCGGCCACGACCGCCAGATAGCGGAAAGCGTCGGCCGCGTGCGAGTTGTCGTCGTGCAGCGGCGAGCCGAAAACTCCCGTCGTCTGGTTCTGCTGCCTGCGATAGCGCTTGAGCGCGTTCGTCAGGCCCGCCGTCCTGTCCTTGTCGAAGTAGCACCGCGGGAACAACAGCCTCGCCGCGTGGATGCCCTGCTCTACGTCCATGTTCGGGACGATCTGCACATCGAACCCAAGCTGCATCAGAACCTCTTGCGGGCTCTTGCCGGTCTGCAGGTTCTTGGCCGCGCCGTCATGCGGGAGCCACAGCGTCCCGAGGTTGTATTTCCTGTCGCGGATGTCCTGCGCGTAATCGGCGAGCGTGCGGTGATCGCCTTCGAGGTAGTCGCAGATCGCGATTTCCGAGCCATTGCGCTGCGCGCCGATGATCGAGGTCGAATCGTTCCAGCCCAGATCCCACACCCAATGCACCTTCAGCGCCGGGTCATAGGGGACATTGCGAATGCGCTTGGCCTGAATCGCTGCGGCGATCTCTTCTGCGTAGATCGCGCCCTCCACCGCGGGGCGGCACTGGCCTTCCCATGTCGTCCGGTAGCCCACCGGATCGCGCTTGAGCATCAGCAAGCGCTCTTGCTCCAGCACGTCCGGAAACCATGGGTTGTCTGCGTAGTTGCAGGCAATCACCAGCGAGCCGTCGGGCGGGTCCGAGACGAAGCGCTTATAGGTCTCGTCGTCCTCCAGCTCTGGGTTGAAGGTGATCCAGATTTCCGAGCCTGGCTTGCGGATCGTCGGGATCAGCACATCCCAGCTTCGTTTCGTGACGACCTGGGCCTCTTCCACCCAGCAGATATCAACCGCCTCGAATGACTTGAGGTTGGCGACCCCCTGCTGCCGGATGCCGGCGAAAGCAAAGTCGCTGCCGTTGCTGCCGATGATGCGCGTCTCCTGCACATCGAAGAACCCGGACAGCCCCAGCGCCTCAATCTGATCCTTCAGCAGCCGATGCACGGACTCCTGAATGGATTTCTGCGTCTCTCGCGCGCACAGCACCCGGATCGGGCTGGCTGCGGCTTTCAGCACCAGCATGCGCGCGACCGTCCAGCTCTTGGCTGATCCCCGCCCACCGTGCACTGTCTTGTACCGTGCAGGCCCGAGCAGCGGCAGGAGCTTTTCAGGAACCTCGAGCCGGCGCGATTCCATGGACTGTGAAGCTGACCGAGTGCGAGCCGTCCGGGTTCGGGCCTTGGACGGTCATGGGCAGAACCTTGCCCACGAGCGTGAGGAATGCCGATGCGGTCCTCGGGTCGTTCGCCCGCTGTTGCAGGTAGTCCATCCCGCCAGCGCCTTCCAAGGCACCGAGGATCATGTCCTTCAGCTCGCGCGTGGTCTTGTTCGGAACCCCCTTCGGACGGCCTGCGCCGGGACGCTTGCCTCCCTTTTTGATTCCTTTGATTGGGGTTGATTGTTTTTCAGCATTGCCGGCGTTTGCCATCACGCCTCCTCGCTGACCCACCCAGCCACACAGCCGATCGGCTCGTGCGCCCCATAAAAGACCTTGATGCAGTCGTCCGGTTTTGCGCGGCACCGCACGATGCCGCCCGGCTTGAGGTTGGCAAGGTCGCCTTGGTGCACGTAGCCATCGCGCACGGCAATAAAGCCGCCACCCATCTCAAATAGACGGGCCTCTTGGTCGTTGAAGTTAAGAGCTTGCATAGTTCGGGTGCCTCTCGGCGTGTCCGACAGTTGAAGAATTGGGGGGGGCTCGCATTCCGTCTTGATGCTGCGATGCAGCACTGCGAGCTGTTTCGGTACGCACTCTGCCGATCACCCCGGAGTGCGCGAGTTAGAAGATCCCCGGCGACTTTGTTTCCCCTCGCCGGGCGCGTGATGGGCTACGCGGATGAAGGGGGCGCCACTTCCGTCAACTCCACCTCGGGAGCGACGAATTCCTTGCCAACGTTCTCGCACTGAGGATTCGCACATGCGAGGGTGCCTGACTGCGGATTCAACGACAGCACCCGGGAGCATCCGCAGCGGTACTGACCAATGGTGGTTACCAGCATGGGAATCCTGAAGTGCCGAAAGGGGCGAGAGAGCGGCGTTCCTGGTGTCTACGCGAGACGAGTTGGAACTTGTGGAACGGCTCCCCGCTTGGGGTTGCGGTGGCTCGAATCGAACGAGCGACTTGCGGGTTATGAGCCCGCCGATCTGCCACTGATCTACACCGCAGAAATGCAAAAAGCCCGCTTCGCTGGCGGGCTTCGGTTGATCGGCTGACACGGGGTCAACCTATCGAATTGCACCGTTTTTACTCCACCTCTGCCGGATTGTCAAGTGCCATTCGCTTCACTTTGCGCAAGTTGTCGATGAAGCGCGACACATGAAGGTGCGCCGCATGCAGCCGCTTGTAATAGGTGCTGTCGCCGAACGGCCAGCCTTCCGCCTTGCAGGCTTCGATGCCCCACGGCTTGTAGTACATCATCATCGCCATGAACTGTCCGAGGTGTTGGCCCTTCAGGCTTTCCAGAGCCAGATCCAGCTCCGCGAAGTCCTGGGCGCAGTAGCCCGTGGGGTCAGCATGCGCCGCGGTCGCGCGTCCCACCGTCAGGAATGCGGCCTGGGATGGATAGCCCAGATGCCTGTTGTCGGCGGCTCGTGCGTGCAGCGCCCAGACGCACATGAGAGACACCAGCCAGCGCGGCTCGAAGTCTGCGGCTTTCCCCATCTAGGCTCCTTCCCTTTGTTGTTCCAGTTCCCGGCGCTTGGCCCGGTACTCGTTCTTGATTGCGATCAGCTCGTCTCGCGTCCACTTGTGCGGTTCGTTGTTCGCCTCTAGGGCGTCGTATCGCTCTTGGCCTATGCGAGCAATTGCGCCGGCCTTGATCTGGTGCGGCTTGGCGCCGTGCGGGCCGTTGCAGCCCTCGCACTCTCCCAAGCAGTTGTCCTCATTGAATCGAAGATGCCCAGCCGCGCCGCGACTGCGGACATGGCCCGCGTGCATGACCCGCCCCGGGATGTTCGCGTCGAACGGTCGAAGGCAGACGAAGCAGCCCTTGTCGCGATCACGCGCCCGGATGTAGGCGTTGAATTCCACCTGCGCCTCGGAGATGAGCTTCGGGATCTTCTTCAAAGCTTGCTTCTTCGCCCGATCGGCTGCACGCTGCGCCTTGGCTTCCCGGGCCTGCTTGGCCGCGACTCTCTTGGCGATCTTGTCCCTATTGGCCGCATACCAGCCGTCGACGCAGTCAGGATGAATCCCACGCTCGCGCTCACCCAGCGCGTTCTTGCAGTGCTTGCAGCGTTCCGCCTTGGCCTTCGGATGCTCCTGGCGCGGGGCGGTCGGGCCTTCGCGCCTGAAAGGTGTGCGGGCGAGCGGGCTGCGCTTCATTGGTCAGCGAATCGCGATTTCCCAGAGCGCGGCGTCCGCGGCTCCCGGCAATTCCTCCGGGAGAGCCTTGAGCAGCGCCTCCAGTTGGTCCGCTTCGCGCCGCAGTCGGCACACGCGGTCACGCAATGCGCCCTTCGCCGTTTGCCGGCCGGCGCATGCTCCCTGCAGCGCGCCGAGGCCAAGCGTCTGCGCTGCCGCCTGATTCTTCGCGCTGTTGTCGTTGAAATAGTTCATGCTCAACCCCTCCAAGTGATGGCTTTGACGGCCCACATCTGCGCGGTCTGCGCTTCGGTGATCGCCACGGACGCCATGCGCTTCACGTCGGCGTTGTCGCTCCCGTTGCGCAGCTCGTTCATCTGGTCGATGACGGCCGCGAATCCGGCCTTGCACTTGGACACGGCGTCATCGCCGCTCGGGTTGAAGCTCAGGCCCACAGCCTTTTCGCCGAAGGTTTGCTCACGTTGAACTTCGCTCATTTCTCTTTGCCTTTCACGATTGCGCGGCTGAATCCGCAGCCGCAACGGATTGGGTGAATCGAGCCCACAGCTCAAAAGCCGCCTCTGGCGTCTCGGCACAGCTCCAATACATGCCGTGCTGGTGGGCGAAGCCGCACCACCAAACGCCGCGAGAGAAGCGAAGGCGAGGCTTCATGCCGCCATCTCCTGCCCATAGGCGTGGATCAGGGTTTGCGCAATCCACTGAATGCCGTAGGCCTCCTGCTCCGAGGCTGGCTGTTTCTCGCCTATGTCGTCCCGGTGCGCCTGCCAGATGTGGACGGCCTCATGCACCAGCAGGCCCGCGATTTCAACGCCAAGGCGGTCTTTCACGATCGGCATGCAAACGATGGCCGCCCGCTTGTCGTTGCACTCGAAGAAGTGCGTCGTCGCGTTGCTCTGCTCGTTCGCGATGAACTCAGGCCACTGCGCGCGGTCGATGTTCATCTTGCGCAATTCCCTGTGGAACTGCTTTTCGGTCGTGCATAGGCCGTAGTAGTACGAGCACAGCATCAGGGTTCGGTCGCACCACTTCACGCCGCCATCCTTTCGGCCGGATCGCTCCAGGCCACGCCGCGCTCAGCGCCAAATGCCGAGATCAGCTCCATCAGGTCGCTCATCTCGCCTTTGGTCATGCGAGAGGTGGACAGGCCCAGGGCCACGAAACCGGTTCCTTCGATGTTCGGAACCACATCCAGCTTGCGCAGGGAACTGGAAAAGACGTGCTTCCAGTCCTCGGGCGTCAGGCGCTTGCCGTACCACTCGACCTGTCGGGAGACGTCCGTGAGCATTGCCCACATGCGCGCGTTCTGCTCGCTGGAGCGCGTCTCGGGCTTCACTTCCAGCGTGAGCCGATGGCCTGCGAACAGCATCGACTTCGCGTGCTTCCACGCCGCCTGAATGGCTTGGTACGCCTGCTGCGGGTTCCACAGCGTCAGGACGATGCGCTCGCTCACGCCCTACCTCCGGCCAGCGAGATAGGAAGGGAATGGGGCTTCAATTCATCCCCGCGACGACTGGGGCACGCCAGGAAGTCCAGCGCGCCGGGTCGGGTGACGATGGGAGCCGGGACGTAGGGCTGCCTGGATGCCGGAGTGCGCGCAGCCGGGAAATCGCCCAACTGCGGCGGCTCGTCCAGCATCTTCAAGAGCTTTCGCCCCTTGTCCGTGATGAAGTAGGACGTCGCGGTGAACTTGTCTGCTTCGCGCTCGCTGTCGATCAGCCCCCGGCTTTTCAGGCTGTCGGTGCGGAATTTGACAATGTCGCGAGTCTTGCTCAGGGCCAGTCCAAGCTCGCGGGATGTCATCCTCTCGTGCGAGCCGATGATGCGCAGGGTTTCGATGTATTGGTTCCTCATTGCGCCGATTCCTTCACCACGCCGATTTGCATCAGGTCGGCAAGGGTCACGCCCATCGGCACACGGCAATCCACCGTCACCCCGAAGGTGATCTTTCCTCCCGGCTCGGTCGGCTCAAACCGCTTCAAAGAGCCAGCCGCCACCATGGAATTGAGGAAGCCTCGAGAGTTGCAGTGGTCCGTGCCGAGCACTTCACTCATTTCCCCGGTCGTCCATCGGCCGCCTTCCTTTAGGATGTGCAGCCAGGACGTCTTGGTCGGTGATTCCGCGCTGATGTTCTTCATGCCTTTTCTCCTTGTGTTGGGGGTTGTTTTTCTGGCTTCCTGCCCACCTCGTAGCCGTTTTCCTTGGCCCAAATGACCTTGGGCTCCAGCCCTTGAGCGCGCAGCTCGTCCACCCATTCCGCGACGGTGGGCATGCGGGATCGGTTGGTGGCTTTGTCAGACATGGCACACGGGGCGGTCGTGACCGCTCTCCATGAACTGAAGCGCCTGGTTCATCCACAGAGCGATGTGGCCCTCGAATTCACCGTGCCTTTGCTTGTCGATATAGAGGCAGTGCGTCGGGCCGTCGTCGCTGTCGTCCTTCTTCGGGATCTTGAAGACGACGACATAGTTGTCGACCTGGTTGACGATGTTGGAGCTGCCCATGTTGTCGGCCTTGCCGGGGCGCTTGGATTCGTCAGCGCCCTTTCTCGCGTGGGTCACAAGGTGGATGTGCACGTCCAAATCGCGAGCCAGCGAGCAGAGCTTGTCCACGAAGTTCTTCTGCCCGGAGTAGTCGTCGTCGCCCTTGACCACCTTCATCATGGAATCCACGACGAATTGCGTAACTCCAAGCTGTTCGGCGCAGTACGTGATGACGGCGTACACGCGGGCGGGCTCCACGGTGCCCTGCTGGTCATAAAGGAACAGCTTGCCGGCGATGCTGTCCATGAACTTGTCGATGTAGGGGATGGTGGGCGTTTCGACCCCGACAGCCTGGGATGCCATGCGGCGCAGCGATTTGCGCGGCTTCATCTCAAAGGACAGGATCGCGGCCTTCTCGTCCTGTCGCATCAGCTCGAGCAGAACGTAGCCGAGCACCGTGCTTTTCATCGCGCCCGAAAAGCCGACCCAATCAGTCACCTCGCCGCGGCGGATGCGGAAAAGGCTATCGAGCCTGCGCCACGGCAGGTACAGCCCCTTGTGCTCCTCCTGGCCGTAGAACTCCTCCACGAGCTGGTCGCGGAAGTCCTCGGCCGGCTTGACCAGAGCCAGGTCTTTGTCTCGAGACGCCATGTAGGCGTCGAAATCGACCGGCGTTTCCTTCATCCGCGTTTTGCGGAATTCGTCCAGCTGGATCGCCGTCTTTTCGATGCTTGTCAGGACTGCACTCATTCGCTTGCCTCCATCGCTGTGTTGATTCGCTCGCACGCCAGCTGCAGCCGCGCCAGGTCCTCGCGCGCCAGCGTCTTGCCCTTTGCCATGTCGAAGGCCGCAATCGCCACGATTCGCGATTCGTGATGGATCGCGCGCAGCAACTCGGTCGCGTAGAACCGCACCTTGGGTTGCGGCTTGTAGTCGTCCCGCACTTTCGGCGGGAACAGGTCGCCCATCTCCATCCCGACGGCGCCGACGATGGCCGAGACTTCGCAGCCCGCGAAGCAGCGCATCAGGATCTTTCCCCCCTCTTCGCGGATAGCGAGTGAAGGCGATTTGTCTTCGTGCGCGGGACAGCAGGCCGTCCACGAACCGTTGCGGCCGCGGACCTTCGACAGGCGCGAGAGCAGGACTTCAACGGTCATGCGTTCACCGCCTTTTTTAGGCCGTAGGGGTCGTCATCGTTGGCGCTGTCGTCAGCACCCTCCCACCGACGTTGATTGAGGTACGTCAGGGGCGCGGGGATGAACCCTTTTCGCCATGATTCGGTGAGCTTCATTCGCTCAACGTGAGCGGCTACGAGCGCAGCGTCGGCTTCTGCCTTCGCCTTTTTCCAAGCCTCAAGGCACTTGCCACGGGCTTGTTTCCGGTCGCTCTTCGGCCACACGTCCCAAAACCGGTCGAAGCCCGGCAGGGCTTTGGTATCCGGAATCCGGAATCCGGAATCCGGAATCAGCCCGGCTCGTTCCGGTTTGGGTTGTTCAGTCTTACCTGCTGGTACGGTGCTTGCACCGGATTCGCATGGTGCTGGTATGGTGCTGTCCGCTTCTTTGACATGCGGGTTCTGATGCTTGTCCCATGTCAGGATCTGAATCGCCCGGACACCGCCAGCGTCATAGCGCAAGATGAATCCGCGCTTCTGGAGCGCATCGAGCATCTCGCCAACGTCGCAGTTGTCATAGGCCATGACCTCGGCCTTGATGCGCTTGGGGCGGTCTTCAAGACGCCCGGCACGATCCGCCAGAGTCCAAAGGCCGATGAACAGCAGCCTGGTCAGGGGATCGAGCTCCGCCAGCACGTCGTTGCTGAAGAACCCCGGCTTGATATTCCGAGCGCGCGCCATCAGGCCAGGCCCCTTTCGCGCTCGAGCTGCGCGACGTATTGCGGCCGGCGCGACTTGATGGCCTCTTCCATCTTTCGGCGCCAGTAGTCCGCTTCGCCGCGGTCGGAGAAGTCGCCGCTTTGCGCCCAGCGGCACATCGCAAGTTCAGCCAGCCAGCCGCAGTCCTTGATGTGCTGCTCGAGCTCGGCGTCGGATAAGGCCGACAGATCGCCCCGCGCGCCGCTTACGGCTTGTGTCAGCTCTTGCTGCCATGCAGCATCAGATGGGCGGACAATCATGGCCATCTGGGGCAGTTCGCGCCCGGTGGCCGTGTCGGGAGAAAAAGAGGGGCTCATTGCAGGATTGCCCACAGCTTTCCCCCACTTGTTCCGTGCCCGCGTTTGCGGGGAAGGTCCGAGCGCAGGCAGTGAATGCGCCGGCCAGACAGCGATGCGAAGACGCCGCCCCAGGCCCTTGCGTCATGCGCGATCAGGTCGGGCCTGCCGGTGCGCTCGGCGGCATCAACAAGATCCTCACCGGGCGTGGGGCCGTATTCGGCCAGCCAGCCCAGAACGAACGTCTTGGCCGCATCGGTGGAAAAGCCCAGAGACTGCGCCTTGTCGGTGCAGGCTTGCATGGCCTGCTCGCCGGCTGCGATCGCCTGGTCGATGGTCATCTGCGATGTCATGTTTTCCTCCGCAGTTCGTACACCTTGGCCGGCGAGCGGCCGGTCTTGCGCTTGACGCGCGCTGCAAGCCCTTCTTTCGCCATTTGCTCCACTGCCTCATCGAAGGTGATTCCGCGCTGCTGCGCGACTTGCTCAATGGCCTGTCTCTCGCGTTCGCTCAAGGCCGTGTGTTCGATTGCCACAGTGCTTTTTGAGTGACTGAAAAGTCCGGCTCTAGGCCCCAAAAAGCGCCGTTTGTGCGCCTCGCGTTCCGGGCGCTGCAGAAGCAGACTCGCTGGCATGGAACAACACTTCTTGAGCACGATCGAGAATCAGCGAGCGGATGAACGCCGCCTTCTCTTCGCCCGTGTAGCGCACCAGCGCGTTGACGAGTTCGGCCTCGTTGTCGTTGAACGAGAGCTTCACTGTGTGCTTGCGGATCAATGCGGGATCGCTGTACATGCGGCGGTCCTTTCAGGA